ATGAAAATGTCGCTAGAACCAGAACTTAAAGTACAGATGGAATTAGAAGCACATGAAAAAGAATGTGCAATACGTTACCAAATGGTTAACGATAAACTTGAAACACTAGACAAGCGCATGTGGCGGCTAGAAGCAATGATTATGGTATCAACAGCCTCTATGATTGGCTTAGCGGTTATGCTTATAACACAGCTATGACCCATGTATTCTTGCTCTTAGTGTATCTGGGGACAGGAGAAACAAGAAAATTGACTAGCGGAGATATGTACTTTCATAATATAAATGAGTGCTTATACTTTGCCAGTCGAGTTTCTAAACAATACGGTAACTATAAATACAATGATTACGTCAATGCAAAGGATCGAGTGACAGCCTATTGTATTCCAAAATACATTAATATAGAAAATGTGAGGGTATACTAAAATGATCGACCCAGTGTCAGCTTTCGCCGCCTTATCTGCAGGGCATTCCGCAATTAAAAAAGGTATAGAGATGGGTCGCGACCTTTCTTCTATGAGCAATGCCGTATCACGTTATGCTCAAGGAGAAGCAGAACTCCAATTTGGTGCAGCTAGAAAAAAGAAAGCTAAGTTTTCTTTAGCAGAAGATTCAGCTATTGAAAAGCATTTTCGTAAAGAACAACTAGAAGATATGCGTAATGAACTTAGAAAAATATTTCAATGGTATGGTAAACCTGGACAATGGGAAAGGCTTCAAGCAGAAATTGCTAATGAACGGGCTGAAATAAAAAAGAGACTTGAAGAAGAAGCCAAGAAAAAAGATCTTATTTTAGCTATAGCCATAAGCGTTGTATTAGTAACAATTGCTGTTGTTGGCGGTTATTATTATATTACTTGGCTTCAGAGTCTTAACACTTAAGGAGATAACATGTTTGAAGCATGGGTATTAGTTTGTATTACAGGTACTATGAATTGTTTCATGGCACAAGATACAAGAGGTCCATATAAGGGATTAGAACAATGTCAAGAGAGGACAATTGAAATGGGAAAAGATATTATTAAAGGTATACCTTTTCATTATCCTATACAAGGAAACTGTATTAAAGCAAAAGGAGAACTAACATGATTCAAGCACTTATTGGGCCAGTAACAAGCCTACTAGATAAGTTTATTCCTGATGCTGATGAGAAAGCTAAGATAGCACATGAGCTTGCTACTATGGGTGAGAAACATGCACAACAACTTGCGCTTGCTCAGATAGAAGTTAATAAAGCAGAGGCAGCTAGCGGTAGTATATTTAAAGGTGGATGGCGCCCGTTTATTGGTTGGGTATGTGGAACAGCTTTTGCTTATCATTTTGTACTACAGCCTGTAATATTGTTTGCAGTAACAGCATACGGTTTAAGTATACCAGAGCTTCCTGAATTTGATATGACAAGCCTTATGACTGTGCTTGGTGGAATGTTAGGCATTGGCGGTCTTCGTACATATGAAAAGAAAAAAGGATTAACTAAATGAATATAGAACAGCTTAGAGAGGAACTTAAGATTGATGAGGGAGTTAAGTACGAAATCTATCTCGATCATCTTGGTTTGCCTACTTTTGGTATTGGCCATCTTGTTTTGGAGTCTGATCCAGAGTATGGACAACCAGTTGGAACAGCTGTCTCAGAAGATAGAGTCAACGAATGCTTCGCTCGCGACGTTGACGTGGTGCTCAAAGAATGCAAGAAGCTCCTCCCCAGTTTCGAAGTATTGCCCGAAGAGGTCCAATTAATTATTGCTAATATGATGTTTAATATGGGTCGACCGCGGCTAAGTGGTTTTAAAAACTTTCTTGCAGCTATAGCTTTACAGGATTGGCATACTGCTTCAGTTGAAATGGTAGATAGTCGTTGGTATCAGCAAGTAACTAATAGAGCTGAGCGCCTTGTAAAAAGAATGCGAAATGTAGCAATTTGAATTAAACGTCCCCTATAAGAGGAAGGCATACTTAACTTATAGAGGAAATAAAAAATGCACAATATCGAATATTCTGGACCATCTATGCCACTATCTGAAGAAATTGATCAGATGAAGTATAGGCAGGAAGGGGAAACCTTTACTGATAAAATTAAAAGAATTGCTCGTGCACTATGTGATGGTCAAGAACATCGGTATAGTCTAGAGGATATTCTTGGGAACATGAGATTCCTACCAGCTGGTAGAGTACAGTCTGCCATTGGATCTAACCGTATTACTACTGCATACAATTGTTTTGTTAGTGGTGATATTGAAGATAGCATGAATAGTATTATGGAGAAGGCCAGTGAAGCTGCTGAGACGATGCGTAGAGGTGGTGGGATTGGCTATGACTTTTCCAAGATCCGTCCCCGTGGAGACAGGATTAAATCTTTGGACTCGCAAGCGTCTGGACCGGTTTCTTTTATGGGTATCTTCGATTCTGTTTGTCAAACCATTGCATCATCTGGCCATCGCCGCGGCGCTCAGATGGGAGTACTACGCGTGGACCATCCAGACATTGAGGAGTTCGTTACTGCTAAACGTAATTCTGATAAGCTTACTGGTTTTAATATTAGTGTAGGTATTACTGATGAATTTATGGAGGCACTAGCTAATGATAGCGACGATTCTTTTGCATTGTGCTACGATGGAATCCACCACAAAACGGTATCCGCGAAAGAACTCTGGGATAAAATCATGCTTAGCACTTGGGATTGGGCTGAGCCTGGCGTATTGTTTATTGATCGTATCACTGAATTAAATAATCTATTTTATTGTGAAGAAATTCGTGCAACTAACCCATGTGGTGAGCAGCCGCTTCCTGCATACGGGGCATGTCTATTAGGTTCTTTTAACTTAACTAAGTATATTGTTGATAACGAATTTGACTTTACACAGTTTAAGAAAGATATTCCAGATGTAGTAAGGGCGCAGGACAACATTATTGATCGAACAATCTACCCACTTAAACAGCAGTCCGATGAAGCAAAGAACAAGCGCCGAATGGGACTTGGCGTCACTGGTTTGGCTAATGCCGGAGAAATGCTCGGCATGCCTTATGCCTCACAAGAGTTTCTCGTGTGGGCAGAAAAGGTATTTGCTTGCTTGCGTGACAATTGCTATAGAGCATCTGCGCGATTAGCAGCTGAGAAAGGCGCATTTCCAATGTACCGTGAAGACTATCTTAAATCAAACTTTATTCGTGGCTTGCCGGCATCGGTTAAGAAGGAGATCCGTGAACATGGTATTCGTAACTCGCATCTTACAAGCATTGCCCCCACAGGGACCATCAGTCTCGTGGCAGATAATGTCTCAGGCGGCATTGAACCCGTGTTTAGCCACTATTATGATAGGACAATCCAAACTTTTGAAGGACCTAAAGTAGAGCGTGTGGAGGATTATGCATATGCCCATGGTGTAGAAGGTAAAACAGCAAACGATATTTCCGTGCAGGATCATCTGGCTGTGTTACTACTTGCTCAGCATTATGTAGATTCTGCTTGTTCAAAGACTTGCAATGTGGGAGATGATGTCTCATATGAAGACTTCAAGAAAGTTTACGTTGATGCCTGGAAGGGCGGGGCGAAGGGATGCACAACGTTCCGTTTATCTGGTAAGCGATTCGGAATCCTTAACACAATTGAAGAAACCGTGGAAGAAAAAGAGGCGGTATCTAGCGAAGCTCAGGAAGTGGCGAAAGAAGAGGGAACGGTTGAAGCTTGCTTTATCGACCCGCTTACTGGCCAGAAAGAGTGTTCTTAACGAAAATATAATGGAGGAGTAACATGGCAGAACAAACCATTTCTGTTACTGATCTAGCATCACAAGGAGTAGTTATTGATACTCCTCCAGTTGCCTTAGCACCTAATGTGTTTACTAATGTACGTAATGTTAGGTTTAAAGATGGCGCAGTTCGTAAAATTACGGGTGAGCTATTACTTAACAACATTGTAGAAGATCTTGTACCAGCAAACGAAGTGTTTGGACAGGTTCGGTATTTTGCAGTATGGGAAAACCCTAATAAAGCACCGCACGGTTGCTACTATATTTGGGTTGTTGATTACGTACGTGCTGGTATTACAGTAGGACAAAAGGTTTATATTCAAGATCACCTTGGTACAAAGAAAGATATTACACCTTCTACAAAAGCAGATGGCTTTGCGTTTACAACTTACGGTTGGCAGCATACTTTATTTAGTGGAGGCTTTGCTTTTATTTTAAATAATGGTATCGATAAACCCCATTACATTTTGGATACCGCTGGTAATACAGACATTAATAATATTGTATTAGCTGAGCTACCAGGCTGGGATAGCTACCAAGTTGAGCAGCAAGTATATAATGATACTTATGTTGCAGGTAACAGCACAGTGTTTGATTTGGGACAAAAGGTTGATTTTACAACTAACTCTATTTTAGTTACAGGTACTAACATCAAAAGCGCACAAGCAGGTAGTCCTGCAGGAACAGGTACAGTTAATGGGACTGACTTTGTTCCTGGCGCATTACCTTCACCTATCCCTACAGTAACAGGTAATCACTTTCAGATTTACACTGACACAGCAACTAATACAACAGTGATTGTTATTGGTGGTCTTAGTGTAAATGATTCTATAAAAGTAACTATTGAATCTAGAAACCCAGTTGATGTCCGTGCAGGGGTTATACAATCATTTGGTGATCTGCTAGTAGCTGGGGATCTTACAGAAGTTGACTCAACTAATCCAGCTAAGATTATTCGTCGGCTGTCAGGTGTCGTTCGTACATCAGATGTAGCCGTACCTGGTTCTGTTCCAAATAACTGGAACCCATTTGCAGCAGGTGTAAGTACAGCAGATGAATTTACTTTGTCTGAGACAAACGTTATTCAAGAAATGAAATCACTGCAAGGTAATATGTATATTTATAGTACAGATAGTATTCATGTTATGCGCCTTACTGGTAGTCAAGCCGCGCCGGTTTCATTTGCTCCTAACACAGATGAATATGGTTGTCTTACTACAGGCGCTGTTGTTGAGTATGATGGTAAGCATTTTGTAGTTGGTGCTAACGATATTTATACGTTTGCTGGAAATCCAGGAAATATACAATCATTATCTGGTAAAAGAGTAACACAATACTTTTACAATAACTTAAACCCAATTCATGAAAGACAACTATTTACTATCCAAAACCATCAGGAAGAAGAGATTTGGATATGTTATCCAACATTGAATTCAACTGGAGGTGAGTGTGATGAAGCTCTTATCTGGAATTATAGAGACAATACTTGGACTATTAGAGACCTTGATGCGGTTGCTGCAGGTGATGTGGGACCTATTAAAGGGGGTGGCATTCCAACTGCAACTATTGCAGCTACTGGTGATAGCGGGAACGCAGGCTATACTAACCGCGGTAAAAGAGAAACTCAAGCAGTTACTATCAATGGTAAAACACCTAAGAAAACCGTAGGTACTAAAGCGATTAAAACCGTAGCAGTAGGTACGTTTAGTAGCTTTACTACTGATGTGCTAGAGGTTGTTGATCTTACGGTAACTGGAGATACTGGTCCGAATACGGTTAATGCAGTAAGTACTCTAACATATCCTTCATCAACTACATTTACTTATGATCGCAATAAAACTACGCACCTTGATGGTGGAGCTAGTGCAATTATTAATGGCGACGCTAGTATTGGTAACGTTAGTTTTCCTGCTAGTGCAATACTTGGCACTAGTTATGCTGATGGCGCTACAATTACAATGACACAGTTTGTTGCCGCTATTCGTGATTATGTTAATGCAAACAATGCTTTAGCTGATTTTACAGCTAGTGCATCTTCTAACGTACTTACGCTTACTTCAGATGTACCGGGACCCCGAGTCTTTAGTACATCAACATTTGCGGTATCTGGTAGTGGATCAACTACTAATATTACTCCAAACTCAACAGTTACCGGTGTAGGTGTATACGGTATTACTGCAGCGCTTAGTCCTGCAATTTCAATGACTATTACGGCACCAGCCGTAGGCGGGGTACAAGGTGCAATCAACGAGACAATTACTCTTACAAAGAATCTCACAAATCAAGCGGCGATTAGAGACGATATCGTGTCTAAACTATCTGCTCTTAGCGTCTTTAGTGGTAGTTCTTCTGCTATCTATAGTGTTGCGGCTAATGGGAACAATGTAAGATTTACTTCGGTTAATGGTGGTAATCATAGCGCTTTAACAATTGCTTTTGCAACTGATTATCAAGGTACAGGCTATGCTGAAACAACATTTGGTGGTGACCTTACTTCATCAGTAAGTGTTGTTACTACTGGTGTTGATAACAGTATACCACAACCTGTTCTTACTGTAACGTTCCCAGATGCTTCCACAAGCAGCACAACACTTAGTGGTACACAAACCAGAGCTACTGTTGTAACAGCTGTCAGCGGACTTATAAACGCTAATAGCGGTTGGAGTACAGCGACGGGTACTGGGTTGGTTACAGCTACAGCTGCATCCGTAGGTATTGTAACTAATAACTTTGTCGTTACGGTAGCTAGTACTGGTACTCTACCGCCCGGCTTTAGTAATAGCACTTTTACTGGTGCGCAAACCAGAGCAGGTCGAGCAGCGCATAATACAACAGATAGTATTACTCTTACGCCACCAGAAGGTAACGCAGTAACTATTAACTTTAATAGTACAACGGCCTATGATCCTGATTCAGGAAGCTCACCAACTAATGTTGAAGAAATCACAGCTACTGAAATTGCTACAGCACTTGAAGCAGCATGGACCGATACTACTTACTTTACTGTAAGTCGGTCGAATGAGGTACTAACCTTTACCAGTGTGGATCGAAAAAATGTAACCGGGTCGTTTGCTTATACAGTAACACCGGGTGATTCAAGAACTGGTACATTAGTATCACCTTTGATTGCTAATTCAACGGGTGGTAACATTGTTGTAACAGAGGGTGTTAATCCTATTTACGCTAAAATGACTAGGGTTACGATTACAATTAACACGACTAGTGGTAGTAGTGTAATATTTGATAGGCATTATGGTGAAGGGCCAGGTCGTTTGTTAGATCCTAACTTTACACCAGCAGCTAACGATAGTACATATGGTGACTCAGGGGCTTCAAGTGATTCTGCTTATCTTGCATTATACTATAATCCCGACGCAACTCAAAATGCTACAGAGTTAGCTAAGCCTAATGGAACAGTAGCTACGCTTCAAAGCGCTTTGCTTGCGGCACTAGCTGAAATTAGTACTAACAATGCATTGATTGTAACACCAGATAGTACATCTGCACCTACAACTATTGATATTAGTCCTAGCCAGTTTAGTTCTACAGCTAACTACGTAACTGCGTTTAGTCCTGATACTCAAGTGGTAGCAGCTAGTGTAGCCCCAACAACTACTGCATTAGTTGCAGCAGCTGAGGGTAATACAGTAGCCGCAGGTAATCCTACTCAAGATACCTCGGGAACCTCTATTAGTACTACGTTTGATATTGTAAGACCTTGGTCAAGCAACCAGACTAACCCTAATAAGTTGTTTCCTATCTTTGCAGAAAGTGGATATACAGCTGGTACATTGTTTAATCGTATTAGATCTGCTGATCTAGGTTTTGATTTTGGGGGTACACCTTATATATCGTATGCCGAAAGAGAGCAACTATCTATTACACCAAACTTTGATACTGAAACATTAAGCAGTATTGCTTTGTGGGCAGACGGTGGAACAATCACGACTGTTGGTGGTGAGCCACAACGTGCTACACTACAGCTTAGGGCTAGGGCTACTAATAATCCTGGTGAGCTTGCGTACCTAACTACACCTGAGGATAATACTCAGTCAGGTTCAAAAGCAAATAAGCTAACTGTAAATGATTTCATTGTGGCCAGCTCGTATAAAACTGACGTACGTACAACCGGAAGATTTCTTAATTACCGAGTTGACGATGCGGCAGCAGATACAAGCAGTGGTTATACTGGAAGTAATATACGCGCATGGAATATATCAGGTATGCAATTAGGTATAATGAAAGGGGGTGTTAAATAATGTCGGTTCAAAATCCGCCAATTACGGAGCAACCCGCTTTAGACTTTACACTACTTGAAATGGTTAGGCTACTAAATGACCTTGAGCAACAAAACATAAAGCTGCTTAAAGATATTAGGGAGTCTACTAACTTTGCTGATTTACAATCAAAGGTAAATGCACAATGATAAAATACATTGAGGACAATGATGTATTCGAAGCTATTCAGCTTATGGATAAGTCAACTAAAGAAAATGCATACGGCGGATACGAAAGAAACGAAGCCGTATGGATTTCTTTCTTTTTAAATATTGTAGCAAAACAAAAAGAAGGAAGCCCACATCATTTAGCAGTTGGTGAATATAAAGATAATAAGCTAATAGGCTTTTTAATTGCATCAACTTTCAAAAGCTATTATAATAATCATTATACTATGGATGTAAAAGATTGCATTGTAGATAAAGATGCGGCAACCTCCTTTACTGTTACTAAACTATTTGATGCCATGATTCAACATACTAAATCACATGGTGGATTAAGATGGCGGGCAGATTCAATCCGAGCTGAGGAGCATTCAGAAAAATATGTGAAGCTGCTCAACTTAAAGTATGGTGCCGAGATATACTACTCAGCACACGGGAAAATTAATTATGAATAATTTAATAGGAGAAAGCTATGAGTAGTGGCGGCGGTGGTGGACAAACCACAACATCAGGTATTGATCCTGAATTTAAACC